GGGCGAGGTCTGCCATGTCGATACGAGGCTTCCTGTGGAACCGATCACGTTGATGCGATCGAGACGACAGTTTCACCAACGCTGTGTATCCAGTGAGGTCTAGCGCAAGCATAATCAGATGGAACCTCTTGGCATCCTTGTCAGTAATGTCATGGACGACATAGAACTCTTCACCAGGGAACGGTGTTAGATCGTGTTTGCGGCACGCCTTGTACAACTGAGCGACGCCCGACATGTTCCCATGGTCAGTAAGCCCAAGAGCCGGCTGTCCATTGGCTACCACCTTCAATGCCATCTCTTCAACAGAAGGCATACCGTCGAGCACACTGAACTTGCTATGAGCGTGCGGGTGCCAGAACTCTGTCATCAGTATCTGCCTCCTGCCTTGTACTGGTTGTTACGCTCCTTCATCGTCTCATGATCGAAGTGCTTGTCGAACTCACGCTGAGCCAGAGCCTCTTCTGTGACATTTGCACTTGACCAATGACAAACACACACAGAGCGGAACCCGCTCTCTTTGTTGCCGTGCATTGACATTGCATGAGCAGGTCGTCCTAGCAATCCTTGGGCCATGGCCCCTCCAATGGGTATGGGTGAATGTATTCAGGGAAGAGACGAGGTGCAGAATCCCAGTTGTGTGCCATTGCAAGCCACCTCTTGAACCGGTTGGTCCGAGGTACACCAGCAGAGCGCATAGCCCACTCGGTCACATGACGTGGACATCGCACCATGAATCGCTCGCCTAGAGGTGGTGACGATATGAGCCAGTACATCTCTCCATCATCTCCCGGTCTGAACTGACGGCCACACTTATCGCACAAATAGATCGACCGTTCGTACTCCTTGCTTGCTATGTTGACCATCAGTAACCAGCACCTGCCCAACTCAGACTGGTCGGAATGAAATTGCCAGAGCCATCCAACGTCTCACCATGGTTAGCCCAACTCTCTAGACCACCAACCAAAGCTGTCGAAGTATCAGGAATGTGCTCAACCGTCACAAAGTCGCCAACCTTGAACCTTGACACTGCGCCAGAGATACTGACGCCACTCTTCTCGCCATTGATGTATGCAGGTACCGGCCTGAAGACATACCCGTCAAAGAGAATCAACTCGCTATTGATGTCACAACGTACCACACGAGTTCTTGCCATTGCTGCCTCCGTTGTATACAACAATAGGCCCGGCCCCGCCCCTCATTGGGAAACAGGACCGGGCCTATGGTGTAGGTGTGTTGATGTTGTCAGGACTTGCGGCGAGTAGTCGTCCGGCGCGGGGCCTTCTTGCCAGCAGAAGTCGCCTTGCCAGTCGAACGCTTCGGAGTCTTCTTGGCCGCGGTCGTCTTCTTCGGAGTCTTCTTGGCCGCAACAGTACGGGGCTTGTGATTTCCGGTGGCGTCTGCACCATCGTGATTGCCAATGAGAGGAGCCGACGAGTCGTACTCGTAGCAGATACCCCACTCAGGGCTTCGGGTCTTGGCGAACCGCGCACCAAGCGACTCAAGTGCAACTACGACAGCGCCCATGGTGCGAGGAGAAAGGGTGCCGCCAGCAGCCTCAGCAAGCTCCTCCCAGGACGTGATGCCCTTCTTCAGCAAGAGAGCAGCAACGGCGTATCGAGGCGTGCCCTTGTCGAAGGGGTTCGTGATGGAACGAGGGTCGGAGACAGCACGCTTCCGCGCACCTGCCGGAGCCGCCTTCTTGGCAGCGGTCGTCTTCTTCGGGGTCTTCTTGATTGGCATTGGGATCGTTCACTCCTATGGAAACTTCGGATGGGATTGTGAGTGTAGCAATGGGGGCGGAGATTGCAACGAGGCACTGTTGGTGACGGAATGATCCGACCCGCATGTGCAACCTCTCTTACCTAGTGCCTAAAGGCCCCATGTTTGCTTGCTTTGTATGAAGGTGGAGGGTTAGTCCTCTTCAGCAGTGTCGAGGATGGCTTCGATGATGGTCGCCTTACGCATCCCCTTCTTGGGATCGGAACCGACGACCTCGGAGTACAGGGACTTCAGTTCGGCGAGCCCCATCTCGTTGAGGGCGTCTTCGTCGATCTCTTCGACATCGCCTTCGTCGTCATCCTCCTCGTCATCCTCCTCGTCATCCTCGTCATCCTCGCCGTACTCCTCGTCCTGAGCTTCGAGGATGGCTGCGATGGCCTTCTTCGAGGAGAAGCGACCCTCCAACTCGATCTCCCAGTATTCGAGGAGTTCCTTCAGATCGCTGTTGTCGAGGTCGGCAAGCTCCTCCTCGTCATAGATGACAGCCTCCTCGTCGTCCTCGTCTTCCTCGTCGTCGTCCTCGTCCTCCTCGTCGTCCTCCTCGTCGTCTTCGACATCATCCTCCTCGTCATCTTCGACATCGTCCTCCTCGTCGTCTTCCGACACGTCGAGAAGTACACGGAGATCATTCACACCCGTGTAGCCATCCAGCAAGTCGAGAATGGCAGTAGTGAGTTCGTCGTCGTTGTCGCCTTCCTGGTCGATGATGACGATGACACTGCCATTGAAGGCAGGAGAGGTCTTCTTGGTGGTGCGCTTGTTGGTAGCCATGGTGGCAGAACTTCCTTCTGTGTGTTGTTGGATTGAGTTGATTGCTGGTGTGTCAGGACCATGGAGCAACTGCCCCAGATCCCCGCCGGTTGCAACGATCTTGTGAGCGATCACTGCATTGACGATTGCTTCCTTAGCGTCGAGAGGAAGCACGACGCTTCACTGGACGCTTGACCGGACGGCGGCTGGCTGGCTCGTCGTCATCGTCATCGTCTTGCTTGGCAACACGACGAGTCGTTGTACGACGACGAACCGGAGTGTCTTCGACATCATCGTTGTCGTCATTGTCGTCGTCATCAGAACTGCTATCGAATGCACGCTCCCATGCATCCACCAATGCAGCACCGAGGTCAGGCAACTCGTACTTGTCGAAGTTGATACGGGACTTCTCTTCGTCGTCCACTTTGTACCGGGTGTTGTTCTTGCCAGTGCCCTCCTTGTAGAAGAAGTAATCACGATCCGTGACGGTCTTCCGACGGTCGTACTTGGCCATCATGTCCGATGCGAGTGACTTGGGGATCTTCAGGATGGCGACGGTGTCGTCTTCCCGATTGACGATCGGAGCAAGGTATCGGTACGACCCGTTGTCTCCTGCATCGCATCCAGCGCAATCACCTTCGACACATGGGAAGTACCCGATGCCCTCGGTGTAGTGCTCGGTAAACCCCCACCACTCGTCCGGCTCGGTCAGGAGCCGAGCGGTGACACCATCCTCACCAATGAACTTGATGAACCCTGCGCCGCCACCTCCCTTGCTGGTCTTGCGAACATCAGAGATGCTCTTCATCTTGCGGCCCTTGATCTTTGGAGCCATGGTGTGTTCCCTTTCTTGGGTTGGCAATAGAGTGCTGTTTCGAATTGGTTGTCGCCTACCTGAACTAAGTACGCAACCGTTCAGGAATCCTTCCGGCCCAGGTCAGCCGCTTGAATCACCGCCATCGCTGTCCAACTCGAATGAGAGGATAGCTTGTGAGCCGCACGTTTGGAACTCTTCCCAAGATCGGATAGGAAGAACGAAGGTCAGAGTGTCTTCAGGACCACTGCCAACTGCACCAGTCAAGACGATAACAAGAGAATCCATCTCTGCATCCTTACCATCTGCATCTGTGCCGATGACTATTCCTGCAACGATGCTGAACTCAGTAACTAGAACTGCATCATCGAGAGTGTACTCCCCATCGCTAACGACTTCTGACTTGATTACCATTTGTGTCCTTTCAGAACTGACATGTGAGCCAGTCATGTACCTGTGGCGTCTTCCAAGAATCAATGAGTTGGTAGTACTTGTGGTTATTGAGATGCAGGGTCGCTTGAACCTCACTTGGCAGATAACCAAGTGCGAGCAACGACCATGCAACTTGCGCCTCCTTATCTGTCAGAATGTCTTCGGGCACCATTGGCAGTTGCCCAGGGAACGTAATTGGACTGAGAGCGATTAGCTCGTCATGCGAGAACGGAAGCTCTTCAGCCGCTCGCTTCTGTGCGTTGTACATCCTGATCCATGATGCACGGTGATTGAGCCACACCGACCACCAGAAGACACCGAAGTCAACGCCTTGAGTATGGTCGTACCTACGGTACGCAACCCATAAGCAATACGCCATCTCAGCTTCAATGTCCTCGGTAGTCATTCCTGGCACACGCTGCCGATACGAGTTGCTGTGGATCTCGTCCAACTTGTCGTAGTACACAGGGCGAAAGGCGGATTCGGTTCGACGCTTCACAATGCGGAGCCGCCTTCCTTTCATCGTAACTACATTGGCCAACAATCAGCCCTCCAAGTCGGTGCGCTTGCCTGAATACGAATGAGACGCAGCATTGCTCAGGTTGACAACATCTGCCGGTGTGTAGAGATGGACAACCGCATTGCCGAACTGAGCGCGCAGTGTTGGCACGACAAGTCCAGACCTACGCCACCGGGTAATGGTGTCTTTGCTCATCCCGACCATGAATGCTGCTTGTGCTGGCGTGTAGGCAGTGATACCTCTCTCACTGCACCATCGCTCAACAGCAACGTCGTACGGTGACCGCTCCATCATCCTCCTGACAGTGCGTAGAAGGCAAGTGCAAGGCCAGCACAAACGATGCCGGCAATGAAGCCGAGACCAATGTACAGCAACGCACTATCGAAGATGAACACCTCGTCATCACAGAACTCTTCTTCGTTCACCTATGTCTCCTCTAACTGATTCGTGGGTAAGGGCTGCGAGAAACGGTCTTCACATGGCGAGCCACAACCGACCGGTCAACCTCTGCATTGGATACAGCGTCAGCCAACAGTTGAGGATCGAACACTGGTCGTGTGAGCTTCTTCCACATCGCTTCGCCAACCTCTTCTCGGATGGCAGCTTCGTCGTACTCAAGCGACGTAGGACGAACAACTGTGATTGACACAAGCTCCCCGTTGACTTCGCCCTCCTTGTGGTCATCGCTGCCCATTGCTTCGAGGATCTCGCTACGAAGTCCACTGAGTTCGGTGTCAACCAGCTTTCGTGAGTTGGACGTCTGCTTGTAGCGGTACGCCTTGTCTAGCAGAAGGTCGAGTGCAATCTCGGCACGGCTGCGCTTTGGAGGATCTTTCTTGACGACAGCATGGCGCTTGGGCTTTGTCAGAGCCTTACGTGCTGGCTTCCGTTGTTCGGTCATTGCTTGCTCCTTCTCTTAGGACGCTCTACACCGAGTCCTGTAGGGATAGTTGGTCCACTCTTCTTCAGAGTTGGTGACTGCTGCTTGCTTGTCTTGTCTACTGGAGTGATCATTGCTTCGATGCGGTCAAGGATCTCTGTCTGTGATACAGCATCCTCAAACGCCTCAAGGAACGACGACACCATGAGAGGACTGTCGTCAATGACAAGCTCGATAGCAAAGCCGTAGGGCCGACGAATGGTCAGTGTGACGACCTTGCTCTTCTTGTCCTTGGTGACACTGAACCGTGTGTACCGTGTCAGAGGTACACACATGGTGAGTGATTCGTCGTACGATGCTAACCCTTTCTTCTGACGACGACTCTCTTCGACTGCGATCGCTCTGGCTCGATCGTCTTCTTTCGCTTGGTTGCGGCTGGCGTTGCTGTGCTCCTCTTCACGACTCGTCTTCTTGACTTCGACTTGTTGGAGCTTGTCCCTAGCCCTAACAGAGCCACGGGAATCTTGCCGACCGTCTCTCGTATCGCTTGATCTAGGTCGTACCCTTCGCTTCTCCATTGCTGCACCTTGCCGCTGATGGTCATGTTTGCTTGCACTTGATAGTAGAGGTCTGGCTTGTTGTCCTTGTCCAGCAATGTTGCGTTGACGAACCTCACAGTCATCTCGACGCCTGGAAACTCCACCCTGGTTGGGCTCACTCGCTCAGGACGAACGATTGCCGAGAGGATCATCTGCTCAGAGAGCTTCGACATGAGCGGCCCTTCTTCGAACGGGTTCACTCGATCTCTTCCAGAGCGTGAGCAATCATCTCCTTGGACTTCCGACGATCGAGCTTGTGAGCAGTCCGCTTGGCCCAGGCAAGATGCTTTCGAGCACCCGTGTCCATCCCGTTGTGTGTGTTCAACTCCTTCGCAAGTCCGTAAGCAATCTCGACATGCGGATCGCTAGACCGAGATACCACCATGCGTCCGTGATCATTCGTGAGCATCACTTCTCCTACTGTTGTGTGAGAGCGCGTCGGGTGACGTTGGCAACGAGGTCCTTGACCATAGGCACAAGGTCCGTCGGATCTTTGAAGTATTTGACAACCTGACAGTTATGCCGATCAGTTGGTGCATCTCCGATCTGAACAAGCACTGTAGTAGCGCCATCAACATTGAGGTTGCTGACAATCTCGTCTGCTGCCAAGCCGTCAACCCAATCACCATCGGTGATCACGACAAGGATCTTGTTCGGAGCACTACTCTTGGAGAACACAAGAGCAGCTTCAGCGAGAACACCACAAACAAGTGTGGTGCTACCTCGTGCATTGCACCTCTTCACAGACGAACGATTTGCCACATCGTCCGAAGAGAAGAGCATCTTGACAGACGAGCCATATGTGAGAACAGTACAAGGCTGATCAATCTCGTCATGCATACGCTTCAGCTGCCAAGCAGCAATCTGTGACGCCGCTTCGAGTTCCCCAGCCATTGAAAGGGACACGTCGAGACAGATGACCGTCTCGACACCGCCAGCAGCTTCATGAGAAGGCTCCCATGTCTTGAACACGTCCATTGGGCCAGGAATAGCTTTACGGCGGATCACCTTACGGATATCAAGTGTGCCGGTTCGCTCGTCATCAACCCAGTGGTCTTCCAACCCATCGCGGAGGAAACGCATTTCCTGCACCATCCGTTCAACAGAAGTACGGGCCTTGCTGGGAGCCAATACGAGAGTTGATTGCACCATCAAGGTGCTGTCAGCGATGTACTCATTATCCTCAACAGCCTGAGCAACTGCTTTGGTGGTGTATTCGAGATCACTGACAACATCTGTGTCGGTAATCGCATCGTTCAAGAGGTCTTGAAGTTCACCAATGACATTGTCTCCGTTGCCACCACTGGCACCACTGTCTACATTGACTCCATCGTCTCCATCGTCTCCGTTGCCTTCGTTGTCTCCACTGCCGCCGTCGTCTCCATCGTCTTCGTTGTCTCCACTGCCGCCGTTGTCTCCGTTGTCTTCGTTGTCTTCCTCGGTGTCGATCTCGTCAATGAGATCAGTCATCTCGTCGTAGTCATCGTCATGGTCTTCATTGCTAGAGCCTACGCCCAATGGTGCGCCATCCAACATGCTCCCGTTGTTGTCGGTGAACTGGTTGAGGATGACTGCGAACCTTCTAATGGTGGCTTCCAACTCAGATACGTCATCAGAGTACTTGTCTGAGTTGTGGTGCTGGGAAGTAATGAACTTCCGAAGCAATGCATCTACCTCATCTGCCAACTCGTTACCTGCGGGCTTACCAAGCCTCTCGTCCACGTAGTCAATGTACGCAGAGCGAACCGAGTCCCTGAACGACTTCGGAAGATAGAGCCGGTGAGCGATGAAAGGATACGACGAGGCCATATCCTTGTAGGTGATCTTCTCGCTAGCTCCAATTACCCAATTGATGACCATGTAGGTGAAGTACGGCTGAGTCGGAAGGTACTTCGCCCAGAACATCATCTCGATGCGCTGGTCTTCCATGATGTTCCATGCCTGAGCGTGAGTCCGGTCTTGCCACACTCGCACCACACCCATCCTTTCGGGTGTGTAAAGGACATGGCCCAACTCGTGATAGTTCAGTCCGGTCATCGCCATGAGCAGCTTGTTCCAGCCGGTCATGTTGCCCATCGACCGATCAGCGAGGCACCTACGGAAGTCCGCAGTGAGCTTGTCGTTGTTGAATGAGATCGTCTTGTCAACAGCCCATCCAGCGATGTTGTTCATGCCATTCGTAGGATTCTCGACCTTGACAACGACACTGTTATCGCCAGAGATGATTCGGTTCGTCTTCTGGTAGACCCTGATTGCTCCAGCGATGGTGTCAGCAACCACATCACGACTGATACCAAATGTTGAGGAGGAAGCCTTCATGATTGGTGTCCTTTCAGTTAGAGACGGTGGTAGTGGAAGCGTCGGCAGTGTCATCGACCAAATCGCTGAGGTCAATGTCGTCGTCAGGTTCGTCATCGTCGAACAAGTCCGACATGATCTGAGTGGAGTTGTTGCGGAAATGCTGAGCCACAGAGGGTCGATCAGTTTCATCGAAGGACGAGAGGAAGTTCTCGACCGCAAATCCGTACCCTAGGTCGCTATCGAGAGCGAATTGCTCGAACTCAATGAGCATGGAAGTACTGACGGGTGTAGCGATCTCTCCTGTTGCGTAGGACGATCGGAGTTGGTTGGCAAGCTCAATGAGGCGACCGCTGTAGAGCATCTGCTCCTCAACCTTCTGATCGTACGGGAACGGGATCTTGATCGCGAACCGATTGAGAAACGCTTCATTGAGAGGGTTCGTACCTCTGTACCCAGGGTTGTACGCAGCGATGATCTGCGTCTCTTCGCTGGCGACGAACACCGTATCGGTGTAGTTGACGACCCCGCATCCCTCACAAGTGAACAACGGTTCAGTGGGCACACGCTGCTCGTGGTAAGCACTTGATGGATTGGTGTACCCACAGGTAGAGCAGATGCCAGCACCAGCAGCGTCCTGAATGATGACGGTACGACGCTTGTCGAGAAGACCGTGAACCACAGCAGCAATCTTGATGCTGAGGAAGTTCACCTCGTCCAAGTAGATGATGCCACCATGGATCAGAGCCAGAGGCAGATCACCCAACACAAAGCGAAGTCCACCATCGGTCTGAGGGACATGACGGCCGAACAGAATGTCCGGGGTCACTGCTCCGTTGCACGGGACATAGATGAGAGGCCGTCGCTTTGACCTATCGATCACGTTGATGCTTTCCATCTCGCCCGTCTCCTTGTTGCGAGCACGCCGGGTAGCTCCGGTGAATCCGGCAGCGTAGGCGTAGACGAGACTGGTCTTGGCCGATCCAGTCGGGCCATAGATGATGACATTGTGCATCATCTCCATCGCCTTGTGGAGCAGCTTCGCATCAGTCACGCCGTGAACTTCACGAGAGACGTACTCGGTCGCCATCCACTCTTCAGGAATGAGAGCTTCGAGAGCGTGCCGCTCTTCAACCTTGCGAGAGCGACGGATCTTGTGGGTAGTAGTTGCAGCCATTGTGTGTTGCATCCTCTGCTTGTGTGGTGTTGTTTGTGAGCTTGGCTTGGATCGAGGACTACTTGGAAGTCCGCTTAGAAGTCCGCTTAGGAGCACGCTTGACGGTCGTAGCCACCTTCTTGGCGACTGGCTTGGAGGGCTTGGAAGCAGCATTGAGCGCGTCGATCAGCCTGGGGTTCTGAGTGGCGTCCGTCAGGACTTCAGCAATCTGCTGGACCATCTGAGCGGGGATGCTGATTCCCTTAGTGGTGGGGTGCCACTCCTCGTCGTCTCCGACGTACCAGCGCCGCACATCGACGGCGACCTTGCCCGACCCAACATCGTTGAGACTGACGAAGACGGCATTGCCGGGCTGAGCGAGGTCGATCTGAGCAAGGGATTCGAGTTCGGTGATAGCCATGGTTCTGTTCTCCTATGTAGTGGTGTGGTTCCTGCTGACCGCAGGCTAGGGAGCCGGGCACAAGTCCCGACCCCCATGTCTCCCGGTCAGAGATTAGGGACGATTGACCGAAGCGCCGTGTCGATATGAGAATCGTTCACGACGTAAAGGTCGTATATCTCGCACACACGGGACACCGGGATGGCTGCGTTGAGCAGATCCCACCGGTATCTCATGTTGAGATCTCTGGGCTCCGGTCCGGGATACCTACCTTCGCGGTAGGCGTCTCGGTTGTCGGCCGTGTCGAGCGGGGTGATTGCGAGCCGAAGTTCTTCCACAACGGTTGCAGGTAGCTTCATGATTGAGCCTTTCCGTTGAAGGTGTAGCCCCAGCGCAGAAGGCCGGATCGAATGCGAGTCATGCCGCACTTGTCAGACTGGGAAAGGTGGTCGTCCTTCATGTAGACGATCGAGGCGAACGGATCGCCGGGCCGAACGACAGGTACGTCGTAGACGACGAGGAAGCCGTCTGGACCGGTTACAGCATCGAGACGAATGACCATCATCAAGGTGCCGTAGTGATAGATGCACCGGGTAAGGGTCGGGGAGGTGGTGTGATCTGACACGCTGACCGAGCGGCGCCGCCATGCCTGCTGGCGATCTCGATTCTTGCGCAAGTCGGTGATGGTTCCACCAACGGCGCGAACGCCATTCGAGTCCATGTCGGCCCAACGGTAGTACGACCGCCAGGCATCTCCAGTTCCGGCCGACGTGTTGAAGATGGCGAGCGATTCGAGGTTTCGGGGCTTGCGCCCGGTGGGCTTGAGATTCATGACTGACCCTTTCCAGTAACACATAGGAAACAGAAGTAGAAGCGATCGTCGAGGGTGCCGTCACCGAGACGGACTTCCTCAACCGCTGACGGCTGACCACGGCGCATCTTTCCGCAAGCGTCGCAGTAGAAGGCCGAGGTGGTGTGGCGACCATGGTGGTCGTTGTCGAGAACACAAGTCCCGCCACGATGCATCGTTGTGTTGCAACGCATTGAATCAGTCTCCAATCTTAGGCAAGCACTGCTTCCGAACCGGCCCCGGCCCGCTCGGATTGCCGTGGTAAGTCATCACGGCCACCATGTTCGTGTCACATGGGAACAGACGGCCTCGCTCGGCCTTCATCTCAGCCGCCGACTTACGCTGACGGATCGAGACATGGACGTAGCCATGGATCGGCCAACGGCCGACGGAATCGCACCGCTCGATGTGCTCACGGTACGCAGCGTCCGCTTCGTTGCGGGTGGTGAAGTAACGAGCCTGTGACCGCTCGCCTCGCTTGATCTCAAGTGCCCGCCACGGGAGCGAATTGAGCCGGAAGCCCGACACGCTGAACCATACGGAGAACTTGTACTTGTCGTTGCTGGTAACTTCCATTGCGTTGCCTCCTCGGCAGTGTGGTGTGATGTGTGCAAGTTCCATTGCTGGAACAGTGGATGGGAGGGAATCGAACCCTCGTCGCCAGCGGCGACCCTACCTAGGTCCACCCATTACCTGTAGAGAATTGTCACGACCTTCAGCGTGCGTTGATCGTTTCAGCGGGTCCACTAAGTTTGAGAAGCACGATTAGTGCATAGTCCTAATGAAGCCGCCGTCTTCCACCACGAACCCCGCGGGGCTGTGGAGATCACGGTTGCTTATTGCCGTTGGTGAGCGTGTTTGTGTCTCACCTTGTCCGGTCTAGGCCGATCTAGTCACCCTTCGGGGGGTGAGCCAATGCCAATGGCTTCGTCGTGTCAACGAGATCGCCGGAACGTGCGCAGTCGGGTCGGGCTTCAAGGGCCAGCACTGAGCGGTTCACTACCCGATCAGTTTCCTACGACAGAGCCAGACTGACCATTGCTGGTGATCTGGTTGCGAGGAATCGTGCTTCGTCTTCCTTCTGCGTGCTATTCACCGGCCGGTGTCCGAAGGGGCTTTCCAAGATCGAGGACCGATCCTGTAACGGCAGTTCCTATGTACCTTCGAGGCAAGCTTCGGGGGCCGGAACTTGTTGAGGGCCTTCCCCAACCCGCACCCAATCCGAGCGGCTTGCCTACGTCCACACCTTTGCGGTTGGCGAGGCTTGTATCCCCCACGGCTGTCCGGCCCGAGGATTCCACTGGACAATCCCACCTTTCGAGCCGGGCTAGGGCTTGATTGCTGGGAGCCATCTTGTGGCCGCCGCAACCCCTTATGTGGAGGGGCCTTGGCTACCGTCCCAACTACGGACGGTAGTCAGACCCTACTAGGTGCAGGGTGTCCAGAATGCACTCAACCGGCCCAATGTGACGAATGTCACATCTAGGAATGATTCCCATTATCGGTCAGTCTATTGACACACTCGGTCAGTCTACTGACCTAGCCGATTGCTGTAGGGGCTGGGCAGGGTCGGAAGAGAACCGGGCGCTTGGCGAACTTAGGACGTGGCGAACTACCGTGTTCGCCACTCCCACACCACTACGTCCGAGAGAGAACACACCTCCTCGGAAGACAGGACGACCACCTCATGGCATCTACATCTGCTAAGCGACTCATCAAGCGCAAGGCGCAGCAATCGAAGGTCAAGGAAGCTCTGGATCAGACAACTGCACCACCAGCGCAGAAGGCTCCGACGAAGGATGCTGTAACCGCTGTCCAGGAGCGGAAGCGTGTAGCTGATCAGCTCGTTACTTCAATCCCTGGGTTCCCGCCGGAGGGCAAGCCATGGTCATTGAAGCAGGGTGAAGGCGTCCTCGTCGTCCACGCCAATGCCAAGGACGAATACGGCAAGCAGACGATCGTGCTCGAAATGGACGCCGGATCATTCCGTTGGGCATGGGAGGGGCTAGAAGCGAAGGCACTGGACGAGTTCAGGAGGTTCCACGGGACGATGCCTGTATTCACCAGTGCCGGTGCTCGTGCTCTCACCGTCTTCCGAAATGCTGGGCACTCTCACTGGCCAACCAAGTACGGCAACGCTCCAAAGACGAAGAAGATCGTTCGTTCGAAGTCCAAAGTCATTGATGCAGCGCCTAAGAGAGTAGTGAAGAGGAAGAAGAAGGATTAGAGATAGAGAGAAAGTCTTTCTCGGAATCTCAGTTAGAGGTACTTAGCTTGGCTTACGTCAGGGGTCAGGGTTCTACGTAGTCAAAGATGAACACTGATCATGAGACAGTCGATACGTCCTGTAATCAACACCACTAAGAGAAGGGGATGGCGAACCCAATGACCGCCACTCGCAAAGTAATCGTCCGCAAATCCAGCAATGGTGCAAGCAACAAGATACTCAGCAAGCAATCACGCCGCAAAGGCTGGCATCCAGAGCAAGCACTGATCTCGACCATGGTGAAGGAAGCACTGCACTACGAACCGATCGAGGCAGGAGTAACAGCAGATTGGTTCCACGCCTATCGGGACGAGTGGTCATTCCTGTTCAGGTACATCACACGCCACAAGTCCACTCCTACCACGAAGGCTTTCTCTCGGAAGTTCCCTGACTTCGAGTTCGTCGATAGCGAAGGCATTGACTACCTGATTGACGAGGTCAGACAGCTTCACACTCGGCACTCGTTGCTGATGCTGACAGCAGAGATCACGGATTCGATTCGTGAGAAGCAAGACCCAGTAGATGTGCTCAAGGTCGTTGAGCGACGGGTCATGACAGTCAACTCACAGGTTGATGGGTCACATGGTCAACAGAGCGACCTGACCGCAGACTGGCAAGCGAACTATCAAGAGGTCAGTGCTCGTGTGGCACGAGCTACTGAGACAGGAATGAGCGGAGTAACTACTGGCTTCCCGACTCTTGACAATCTCACAGGAGGCATTGACGAAGGTCATTACTGGGTAGTAGGTGCTCGGCTTGGCCATGGCAAAACGTGGATGGCGGCACAAATGGCATGTGCTGCACTCATCGCTGGCGAAGACGTTGTGTACTTCTCGTTGGAGATGCCCCGTCACCAGATGGAGATGAGGATGCACAATCTCTTGTCGTCCAAGTTTGGCGAGGAGGTATTCAGGTCCATCGACTTGATGCAGGGTCGGAACTTCGATCTGATTCGATACAAGCGATACCTCAAGCGGTTGCACTCAGAGCTAGAGGGTCACTTGGTCATTGACGACAGTTCAGGGAAGAGGGTGACGCCTTTGTCTATCGCTGCTCAGATCGAGAAGCATCGTCCACGGCTTGTGTTCGTGGACTACCTGACGCTTATGTCTCCCTCGAATGACTGGCAATCCATTGCTGACACATCGACTTCGCTCAAAAGCCTGTGCAGCGACTACCCGCAAACCTCGATCATCGCTGCTGCACAAATCAACCGACAGGGAGTTGGCAAGACTCCTCCGTCGGCAGACGAGCTTGCAGGATCGGACGGGATCGGACGAGATGTAGATGCAGTAATCACCATGGCATCACAGTCTCAGCGTGTGAAGAGGATGATGCTGGCCAAGTACCGCCATGGCCCCGACAAGCAGAAGTGGTACGCCTCTCTGGACTTGAAGCTCGGTACGTTCAAAGAGATCAGCGGCAACACCGCTCAAGATCTCATTGACGAGGATGATATGAATGCCTCGATTGAAATGGACGACGAATGACGTACCGATACGAAAGATGGGCAGCAAAACATCTCGACGTAGTGCTAGGGAAGGGCAACGAAGAGCAGTACGCACGGTGCCCGTTCAAACAGAACCACAAGCACGGCGATCACAATCCCTCCTTCGGAGTCAATGTCAAGAAAGGGGTGTTCTATTGCCATGGTTGCCACGAGAGAGGCACGTTCAGAGACTTGGCAGAGAAACTGAGAGTTGGGCTACAAGAAGAAACCCCAGACCTTGAAGAGCTAAACGACACGATTGACAAGCTGCTAGGTGAGTCAGGCGATCCAGTAGATGACGTGAAGGTCTACCCGGAGTCGTGGCTCAATCAGTTCGAGGCTGAGCGGCAGATGATCACTGAGTACTGGTCCGTAGAACGTCAGATCAGCAGGAGGGTCGTCGCTTCTTTCCGACTTGGATATGACACTCTCACGAACTCAGCCACCATCCCAATCAGGAACTTCCACGGCAAGCCACTCGGTGTGATCCGGCGCAGGATGGCCAAGAACGCTAAGCCTCGGTACATGTATCCCAAAGGCTTCAAGATCACCGAACATCTATGGGGATCTCATGCCGTTGTAGGTGAGCACACGATCGCCGTGTGTGAAGGATCGGTTGACGCTCTGGCTTGCTGGTCAGCCGGAATCCCAGCCGTTGCACTCCTCGGATCGAGGATCAGTACCCATCAGGTTCACCTGTTGAACAAGATCGGGCCTACAGAGGTCGTGGTGCTGCCGGATCGTGACAAACCAGGCAGAGAGGCCGCTGTCCGTGTCGCTGAAGCTGTGAGCGGGTGTCTGGTATCTGTCGGCAAGTACCGATCAGGCTGGTCTGGCAAAGACCCAGCAGACCTTACGAGGCAACAGCTTGTTGCCATGTTTGAGTGCGCTTGAACAAATACTGTTGACACGAACGGTTGAATGCGAGTAGAAACTAGACCGTCAACCCAGAGCCGATGGCAATCAGGCTTCGGAAAGACGAATCAGGAGCCGAACTTCCGGTCCTGATAGCCCAGGTAAGAGGTCCATGTGGTGTGGCCCACGAAAGCCCCCGGTCCAGAGTCGAGAGACTTCTGGGTAGCCGGGGGCTTTCGTCGTTCTCAGTGCTTGGTCCAGAACTTCAGAGCACCGTAGGTGACTGGACCGATGGTCGGGTCAGTGTTCGGCCACACTGACAGCTTGAACGCTCGTTGCAGCTTGATGTTCCATTCCTTGAATGCAGAGGTCCACTTGGCAGATAGCGGGCCGTACGTGCCATCGACAACGAGCTTGCCGGGCATGATGTGGTAGATGTCGTTGAACTCGTTGTACATGATCTGGATCTCGGCAAGCTGGAGGTTAGATGTGTACGGATCAACCTTGGTGCCGTGATGCAGATAGATAGGGAGAGCGGAGACTTTCCCAGGAGACGTTGCATTCTTGAGGCTTGCCGTGATCCTGGCTGCATCGGACGGGCTGCCCATGAACTCCATATGCATCGCATCTGGTCGGCTTACGTAACTCCCGCCCCAGCGGAACATGTGAGCAACCCAAAGCTGAACCATCCAACTAGGCATGTCAGTGATGAGTCGCTGCCCCATCGGGTTGGTGGGCGCATTGATGTCAACAGCCAGTCCCCAAGAGTGGTTGCTAGGCGCTTGCGATCCACGAATAGCTCTACATGCGTAGCCCCATGTCTGTCCGACCTTCACGTCGTAGCCACGTCGCTCTGTCTCACCGATGAGATAGTCAACAAGCTCGATAATGCCGACATTGACTGGAAGGCGCAGACCATCCTTTCGAACGAGAGTGCGGATATTGCTGCTGTTGCAATGAGGCCAGCCTGGTCCCCATCCACGGCTTTCTGCTGTAATCGTCATTAGAAATCGTCTCCCAGGTCGAGTTGTGTTTCTTCGGAGTCACTTGCTGATCCGTTGCAATCGTGTGTCTCACCCTTCGGTGCGGTGTCGTCAGGGTGGAAGTCTTCGACAACCGACCCCTCTTCCAGCTTCACGTCATTCATGTAACACTCCTATCTATGATGATGGAACTACCTACCAAACCCAACTGTGATCATGAGCCCGTCAGGGACAGTATCTGTGTGCGCCCACACCAAGGACTCTAGAGGCTTCATCCACTGTCCGCCCAGAGCAGCAAAGCCGACGTTCTTACCTGCCGGGATGGTAACGGTCTTGATTACTGTGCCAGCATCAAGAGCCGTGGCTGCGTAGTAGATATCAATGGTTACATCTGCTGCTACGGCGTCAGGAGTGGTGGCCGTAGCTCGCGTGAGCTTGGCACCTTGAGGGTGAGGGTACTTGCCTGTGTCCATCAATACTCCTAGAAGCCTGAGATAGCACGATCGTAGATCCGAACCGTACGGATAGCTCCATCATTCGGAACAGTAATCACAATAGGTCCTCCTGTGGAAGCGATGCCGACACCAGGCCATGTAGAGACGAGTGTCCCATCGACGTAGAAAGCTGATTGAGTGCTGTCGTGTGTGATGGTCCAGGTGTACCAGTTTGGGTCACCACTAGTTTCGTACGAGCTTCCCCAGCCGCCGCCACCAAAGAACTTGGGCGGACTCCCAGACTCTCCGTACCACCCGAGTCCTGGGATGCCTCCACCATCGCTGACGACTTGCACGCCGTACCCACATTGCTCCGGCAACTTGCCGTTTGCCGTCAACTGAATCGACCAGTCAGAGCCAGCGGCAAGTGGTGCCGGACCCGTTACGACGAGAAGCTGATGTGGGTCCCAGTTCGACATGCAGTCACGGAAGTAACCATCGTGATTGCGGTAGACACCCTCTGTGACAGTCCAGCCAGCAGGCAGGTATCCACTTGAGAAGACGTATTGAGCAACCATGCCTTCCTCTGGACCAGGACCAGGAGGAGCCTTGAATCCGAACTGATACAAGCAAGCCTCCATGACGTAAGGCTCACTTGCAACAGGGTACGACTTCCTCTTCTCGACGTCCATATCCATGAACAGCTTTGAGAGGTCGAGATCGACCCTTGGTGTGTTTCGCTTCTCGCCGGTCATTCGTCTGTGTACGCTTCGTACCAGGACGTGAACACAAACTCACGCACGTACTGCTCCGGCTCGGCAGGAGGGTGCCTGCGCTTCTGAATGTCCATGTCTCTCTGCAACGATTCGATATCTTGTCCGACAGCTGGATTTCGTACAGGTCTCGGCTTTGGTGTAGGCATCGTTCCTCAATCAATCTTCGGTACGCACTCAAGCCATGCAGTGTCAGATTCGCAGTCAATGTCAATGACCAAGATCCTGCACTCATCGCTGAAGGTGACTGCGTTGTCATTGATGATGATCGTTCCTGTATCACCTACACCAACAGAGTCGATCAGGTCACCATAGATCTTGATGCGCACAAGGACAGGAACCTCTTTGCTGCGTGCAAGCTCATCCCTAGCCATCGGATCGAGGACACTGATGCCTGAGTCTTGTGGTGACTGAATCACCCTGTCCAGCACCTTGCCACCAAACGCACTATCATCAATGGCACCGCCTTCGTCTCTTGCAGGACCGTCGCCAGGACCCTGAACGATTACGGCTGATGCTGCTTCCGATCCGTCGTAGTTGAGTTCGTACTCAAGGATCTGATCACCACCTGTGGAGAAGGTACCGAATGACCCTCCACGATGTGGGAAATGTGTCTTGTATGTAGTTGTAGCGGGAGTTACAGCCCACTCTTGATCAACGCCGTCTTCGTGCTCACACACCAGACGAAGAGCGTCCAGGCCGATGCCATGGTCAACGTGAGCAAAGATGCCTCTGTACTTGATGCCAGTAGTAGGACAGCTACGACCGATCCCGAGATTGGACTTGCCACGATCTTCTTGCAGTGCTCGAACGATCTCTGCTGCCATCAATGCTTGGTCAGTACCTTCGACTCTTGTACCACCGGTGAAGTTGTTACCAACCACCTGAACAGAGTCCCAGTTGACCGTACCCTTGATCCCGTACAAGCGAACATCAATCAGCCCGAGGGTGAAGGGCTCTCCAAGCACACGACACTCGAGCGGAATCCATCGACCTCTTGGCGTAGCTGCATCAATTGGAGCGAAGTCACTCCGTTTCACACTGCCGTTGTCGAACGTGATCATCAGGCCATGTGTATTGAGAGCAGCGTCGGTGTATGTGTCTACGAGCACCCAAGCCTTGCAGTAGAACCAGTACCCGTATGCAGCTTTGGTGTTGTCGTGAATGAACTTCTGAGTGACGTAGTAGTCCTTGTTCTCAGTCGCTCCAACGATCTTGAGGTACTTCTTCTCACGAGCAGGCTTGGTGGTTTCGATGGTTGCAGTAATAGAGCCGTTGGTTCCCCAGCCGTCCATGCCTTGCTCGAAGTCACCGTTCTCAAGGAAGTTGAGCCGTCCTGCTGTACCGAACACACGACGCAGGAAGTACCACTCTGGACCACGACCTGAGTACTCAACATCGCCGCTAGTGCTAGATGCCCTCTTGGTTACGACGGGACCTTTGGCGTGTAGGTGCCCATTCCTGTAAATCTGCACCTCTGTTGTGATTGGTGATCCGTGGCCACCATCAATCTTGTTGCTCTTAGTTGACCAAGACACAGCGCCATCTGAGAGTTCCTTCTTGACGCTGACTGGATCACCAAGGTTGCTCGTCCACCCTGGTGCGTCTTCTGGATTGGGGTACGAGCCAGTGGCCTTTGGGATGGTGCTGAATCCAACACCGGGGACCTGTGTCTTGACCTCTACATTGATTGGGTCTATGTCTACCGTAGAGATAGGTGGTTCGATTACTGACGCCGTGAACGCTGGAAGCTCAGCAAAGTGGGCTGCGATGCGAGCACCAGAGAGGGCTGTGTCATAGACGGCAACACCCCACATGCGGTCACCGGTTGCAGTACCGCCGAACCCACAGTCGGCTGGAGGGGTCCACGTCCCGGAGCAAGATACGGTGTCGACTAGAGACCCGTCGACGTACAGCTTCAGGTCGGTGCCATCCCACGTAGCTGCAATGTGGTGCCAGATGTTATCTTGGGTCAACGTACCAGAGGCGGTGATTGGTGCGGGCGCCGACATAGCGTTGTCGTCCCACCTTCCTTGGAAGGTGAGAGTCCCTGATGACTCGGACAGGCCGGCATAACCTACACCGTCGGTGGGGCTCCCGGCGGAGCCTGCTGAGATGTACCCGCCAGGGGCTGTCTTGCCGACGTATTCCACGGTCCACGCTGTCGTCCCGAGCGCCAAACCGGAGGCGATATTGCTGGTGTTGAAGTCGGTCGGCTCTACCAGCACCGTGCCGAGGTCGGCATCAGTCTCGTAGTTGGTGGACCCGCCTGATGTGTGATTGCCGTTGCCAGACGAATCCTGAGGCGATCCTGACCCGTCATCGCAAGGCCAGAACGCCAGCGGCGAATCTGCGAGGACTTCCATTGCGTACGTCATGATGCGAACTGGAAGTCGTAGAGCCAGGTGATTGAAAAGGTCACATCTCCGCCAACTAGAGGACCGTAGAACTCGTCGTAGTAGGCCAGGAGGTGCCTGTCTGCGTCTGTAGCGCCGTCAACGTAGGTGATAGCCCCCAAGACACCATCAGTGCCTGAGAGGGCCGTCCAGACGGGACTGTCAGCCGTCAACCTCTTGCCAGTAGTCCCGTACGTTGTCACCAATGGTGTAGAGAAAATCTTGCGGCTATAGCTCGCATCAATGCACTCGAGCACAAGACCAGGAGACAAGAGATCGTCAACAGTTGATTCTGTCATCAGTGGTGACGCACTTGTGAATCTGATAAGCAACACGCCTACATCTGTTGTCTCCCACATATCTGGGCTGATGTAGTTCAATGCATTAGGGAAATGCTGCATGGTTGTCCTTCAATGAATCGTTGGGTCGAGGGCAACAAACGTTGCCTGGGCACGAATGACGCCACGCCATAGACGTGACATATCTTCAGCAAGGCCACGAGGCCGACCTGATACATGAACCTTTCCAAGATACGGCAAGTACCCATACAGTGGAATATCCACTGCTGATCTGCTCCAAGCCGTAACAAGGTTGATGTATTCCTGCATTGCAAGAGCTTCATTGCCTGGGTAGACGATAAGCAGATTGAACATGATGGTTCGCACACCATTCAAGTCTGCTGTAGCAACAGAGCCGTCTTCGAACGATCGGTTGCTGTCAACAGATTTGATGCCGACTGAAGTCCATCCAGTGAACCCTGTCGAGTCGTTGTAGCACGGTCGTCCTGTACCGAAGAGGTAGGACCGCAGTTCCCATTGGTACGGGACTGTCGAGATCAGGTCACCTGCTGCCATCAGTTCCTCCTGCTTGCATTAGACACCTTCCACCCGATCCGCTCGGAAAGCTGTGTGGTGATGCTATCGACATTAGTGTTGCGTGCATCAATCGCACCTGCCTCTACCCTGATGTGGATTCCACCAGCATCGTCATCGTGAGTAGAAGCCATGCTCTTGCGGCTGTAGATAGTGCTACCGGTTGGAACACTCGGCAACTTAGGAGCAGACTGCTGTAGCTTTACGGCTCCCTTGCCAGCAAAGAAGCTCGTTAGCGCAGCGGCGAACTGCGGCTCCCAAGTAATGGGACCATCTTCGATTGGTGAGGTGCCAACGAGGTTGCCTGTCTTGTCTCTCCACTCGCCGTTGCTGTACTTCCACTTGCCAAGTCGAGCAAGCAGTGCCTCAGACGCAGGCATAGTCGTGATCCCGCCGTTAGCCATGGCAAGCGTGTTCTTCGGCACGTAAGAGCCACCGAACCACTTCTCAGCAATCGTACTCATGATCGCTTCAGACCTGAGCTTGTTGCCAAGCCGAGGTATGTAAGCCTCGCCGCCAGTGGAAGGCTCTGCGTACTTGATACGTTGTCCGTTCTGGACGTGAGCTTCAATCCCGCCTTGTGCAAACGAATGAATCGCTCCCCAGCGAGCAGGGATTTGATGAGTGCGGTTCTTCGCAGGCTCCTTCGGCGCAGGAGCGTTGAGTACTTCTGCCATGGATCTGATCTTGCCGTCTGTGAACCCGGTAGCGAGCAGCCTGGCGATTGCTGCCTGAACACGTCCGATCGCTTCGATAGCGAGCTTCTCATCAGCGTCAATGATGATTGTACCCGTCTCGTTGTCGATCCGGTTCTTAAGGTAGTAGAGCTTGCTGTCAGCCGGGATCGTCTTGCCGTCAATCGTGAGTGTGCCAGTCGTTTCGTCAATCTCAGCAGCAAGCTCTTCGTATGCCTTCATGCCTTCAGCCGGGTCAGCAAGGATCGAGAGTGTTGCCGGGTCATTCGAGATCATCGCTATGAGAGCGCCGACCATCTCTTTCGCCTTCTTGGGATCAGCCTTGATCTTGAGGCTCGGCATGGTGCGATCAATGTAGTCGATCATGTTGCGGACGCCAGCAACGAGCTTCTTGTCTTGCACCTTGCCGTTGATTTCGATCTCTGCACCTGGCTTGCTTGCAATGATCTTGCCGACGAGTGTGTCGATGGTGCGAACAGCACCCTTCGGGTCCACACCGATCTGAACAGCGAGGTCAGGGTTCGATGCCATGAATGCATCGAGGTGGCTCTTCATGCCGGTCTTCAGCTTCGACATGTCAACACCAGCAGGGATCTTGATCTCACGACCCTTGAACCCATCAATGAAGGCACTCATACCAAAGGCGATCTTGGTCAGACTCTCTTTCCATTGCTTCTTGACTATTTCGGGTGCTGCTGCCAACTGCTTGAAGAGATCGACGCCGTGTGTTGCAGCCCATTCCATAACTGACATGAGTGTCGAGCCAGGAGCAACAAGCTGCGCCATCAAATCAGAGTCAGTCTTCATCTTGCCGACCATGCCATCAAGATTCGCCTCATCAGCGAACCGTTTGTTCAGCCCGGCAATCTTCTCAGGAGACTTGGCAAGATCGGCAACAATCTTGGCGAACTGTTGCGGACCGCCAGTCATGAACTGGTCGAGGACACTAGCGTCAAGACCGTTTTCCATGAGGAACTTGAGGTTGCTAGTCCATTTAGCAATGTAGACGAGCCGGTCGTCCATGCTCTTCTCGAACTCGTCAAGGCCCATCAAGTCTTCCAGGCTCGAAAGATCGACGTTGTTCCACGTAGTCGCGATGCCACTCACGTAATCATCGAAGTCCTGTAGGTTCTTTGTGAGTACCTTGCTACCAGCTTCAATGGTGTTGTCGATCTCCAACAAACCATCGGTGTACGGCTTCATCTTCTTCTTTGCTTCTGCTGCATCCTTGAGGATCTTGCCTTGAATCCTGTCGTACTCACGAGCAGATAGTGTGCCCTCGTCGTACGCCTTCTGTGCATCAGACAGGCCATCAACGAGCTTGTTGATCTGCTTGTCGTCAAGACCCTTTGTGACTGTTGCGATTCGGATCATGGCTTTTCCGAATCCACTATTCACGAACGCTCGTGTATTGGTGCCAGCCTTCTCAAGTTGATCGTTGAACTTTTCGAGAGCGACAGCCCCAGATGTTCCGCTGCCGACAATATCGAGGGCCTTGGAGTAGTCGCCTTGTGCTTTACCCAGAGCCCGGAGTGCATTGGTGAACTGCGATGCAGCACGAGCAGATCCTTTGCCAGTTGCCTGCTGTGCATCCATCGCCTTGTCCAACGCTTGAATACCTTTAGCGTTCTTCTCCAACCATGGCTGCACGTCAGCAGCGTTGATCTTCACCTCACGAAGATCCTTCGCCAAACCCTTGCCTGCACCTTCGTAGAGGTAGTCAACAACCACCTCGGTCTTCACCTGCTGGGTGAGCTTCTTGTGTCCTACAAGACCGGGAGTGTCCTTAGTAGCAGAACGGAGTCTGCCTTCCATGTCCTGAACCTTGGCATCGAACTCAGCAGCCTTCTTGGCAGCTTGCTGCAATCTCCAACCAATGAACGCAATGGATGCAGCAACAGCAATTCCTGTAGGACCGCCGAACGCATCCAAGAGGTTCTTACCAGCAGTCTTGAAGCTCCACTTTGCCTTTGTAGCGGACGCTCCAACGCCGTCGATGGACTTGGCGAGATTCGTGGCTCCGCCAAAGTTTGTGAAGCCCATCATTGCAGCTTTGGCCTTGTCGATGTCACCACCGACACTCTTTAGCGCGGCCGAGTTGTATGTACCGAAATTCTTGACACTGGAAAGTGCGTTGCCGGCTCCGGTAGTGAAGACGTTGAAGAACCCGATCACCTTCTGAGCAGCCATTGCTGAAACCAGTGCAATGACTGCTGTCGTAACGAGTTTGAGAGCCACCTCGTTCTTGCTGGCGAAACTAACGATGCCAGAGAACAGACGGATAAACCCGTCAAGTGCCTTGACTGCAACAACGATTGCTGCACCAAGAGTGATCCAGACGCCTTGCAGTCTTGGTCCAACCTTCTGTGCAATCTCGAACATGTTCTTGAATAGCTCGACTGCATGTTCGACTGGTGGACCAACGAGCTTGGATATTGCACTGAACGACTTTGTGATTGCATCAGTGAACTTGTCAGCGAACTTGGTTGCGGCAGGAGACTCCATCCACTTAGCAATGCTGATGATGCCACCCTTGACTGTATCGAAGAGCGGCTTTGTTGCCTGAGCAACATTCATCTGCAAGTAGTCGAGGACAGTGGACCACGACCCCATCATCGTCTGTGATTGCTTCTCCATCATCCCGCCGAAGTCAGAATCCATCCCCTTCATTACCGCCTTGATGGCGATAGATGACTCGATGCCCTTCTTCCTGGCAATGTTCATTGCCTCTGGAACATCGACACCAATTGCATCGGCCAGGTACTGCCATGCAGGGATACCTGCCTCGGCAAGCTGCATCATCTCTTCAGCAGATACCTTGCCCTTGGCTTTCATCTGACCGAGAGCACGAATGACTCGTGCGCCCATATCTTCCATCGAACCGCCAAGAGCAGCGGTGGCATCACCAACTGCTCGCAGGTTCGGGAGCACGTCCTTGGATTCGAAGCCAAGCGCCATCATGCTCTGGGTAGCTGACACCAATCCACGGAAGGAGAACGGAGTCTTGGCAGCAAACTCTTGGATCTCGGCCATGAACTTCTGAGCCTTCGATGCAGAGCCAAGCATTGTCTCCATGCCGATCATTGCTTGCTCTAGATCCTGGTTGTATCCAAGAACTGCCTGACTTACGCCAGCAATTGCCTCGCTGAAGAAGCGCATGACGCCAATAGCTGCACCGAGCTTCAGTGCCTGCCCAACGAACCCATTCAGACCACCACCGGCCTTCTTGGATGAAGCCTCGATCTTGTCCAGGTTCTTCACTACACCAGGAAGTCCACCTCCACCTCCACTACCACTACCACCGCCACCATTGGCAGCAGCGACGAACCTGCCTGTTGAATCTCTGAGTCTTCCGGCAGCAGCAGCCGAGCGATCGAACGATTTTGTGCTCGCATCACCGAACTTCTGTGCCGCTGTCTCAGCCTGCTTGGCCTTCTGCACCATGCCACCGACAGACTTACCGCTCTTGTCCATTGACGAGTCAACAGCACGGCCTGCCTTCCCAGCAGACTTCTCCAACTTGTCCAATGCATCAACGCTTCGACCAACATTGCGAACAAGGTTGGTTGAGTCAGCTTCCAGCTTGGCTAGAACATTTGCGACGATCATTGGAGTCCTTTAGTCCAAATCAACGGACAGAGGCCGGGGGACAAGCCCCCGGCACCCTGACTATCTGTGGCCCTTCTGAACCTCACGCTCAGCAGCAAGGATGGCGTAGTAGGCACGCCACTCGGTGATCTCGCTACTGCTGCACTTGGACAGAAGCTCAGCCACGGTCATCTTCAGTTCTCGGGCGAGGTCGAAGTAGAACCGTCGTTCTCCGTATTCACCCGTGAGTCGTTTCCCGCTTCAGCCTCAGACTCCTCAGACATGCCTGACAACTGCATGGCAACGGAAGCAACCCGCTCCAAAGCCTTGCCAGACTTCTGATTGATGAAATCTTGATCGCCATCTTCAAAGACACGCTCACCCGTCTCGGGATCAAAGGTGCATTCGATGATTGCTGTTGGGTAGAGAGCCTGGTAGTTGATCCGTCCAGAATCTTCGTCCCTGAACATCTCCATGTACTTCGCTCGGGCATGACCATCCATCCCTCGCATCTCGACGGTCACCCCCCACTCGGGAACCGGGACCTGCTCGGTCTGAATGTCGTCTGCCTCGATGATCTGCTGGCGCAACTTGCTGGTCACTGTGGACGCTCCTATTTGTGTTTGATTGGTGTTGATTTGCATGAGTTCAGGACACTGAGGTCACAGACTCATTGGTGAGATGAACTAGGCCCAGACACCTCGGGTAACGTCACCCGTGATCTGGAACTCGAACGATGCAGCAACCATATCAGACACAGAACCACTGACCTGATAGCTGGTGAGGAAGAGTTCGCCGCTGTACTTGATACGGCCAGTGGCAGAGCCTTCAGGACCGTATTCAAAGCCTCTGGCTGCTTCCATACCAAAGATGCCCTGAAGAGTGGCATCGACGGTGGCATCAAACATGCCAGAGCCAGAGAAGCGAGCATCCTTGATACCGATGACGTAGGTCTTCGTGCCGGAGCCGAAGGCAGTTGTCTCGGGTGTGTCGATGGTGACCGGGAACGAGACATCTCGCATGACATTGCTGATATCTGTCAGCGTATCCGCAGCGTTCTCGATCTTGAAGACCGTGTTACGGCCATGGCGGAAGGTGGGCATTGTGTTATCTCCTATCTAGGCCGCATACAAGCGGACGAGGTTCATGTGAACTGCAATCGCACCGCCGAGTGTGCCTGCAACTGCAAGCTTCACGTAACGGTTGATAGTGGTGCCATTCGGAATGACGAGCTTCTGGGCAGTCAGGACACCAGCGCCAACAGCGTTGAATGTTCCGAGAGTGGTGTACGAGCCACCGGGTGACGTTGCATGACCGATACTGAAGGTTGCAGCACCAGAGGCAGCATTGCTGAGCACATGAAGCACTGCCCAACCACCTTCGGTCGAAGCCACTCCTGTATCAACCTCTACGCCATTTCCAGCCGCAGCAAACGTGGTGTCAGGAGTAGCCAATGACCATCCAGACTTTGCACCACCTGTTCCCTGAAGCTCAGCGGACACAGCCACAATGTCTGAGACCGATCCACTGACCTGATAACTGGACTCATACGCCTCCATACCCCAGACACGTCGTCCTACCGCAAGCCCTTCGGGAGCATACGTGAACAGGATTGGTGATTCCTGCCCAAAGACACCTTGGAGTACTTCGTCAACGCCATCAGCGTCACCGGCGAACATTCCTCCAAGCGAGACACGACCGTCAAGCATCCCGACGACATAGCTCTTGACCGACGACCCAAAGGCTGTCGTCTCAGGAGTATCGACGGACTGCGAAACGGACGCGTCCTTGAAGTAGTTGCTCAGTTCGAACTGATTGAAGAGAAGCTTCGTTCCCCTACCGTGTCTGAACGTCGGCATCAGCAACACCCTCCGTCTCTGTATCGGCCTGGCCCGTGAGGTCGTCTTCGACCTTCAAGACCTGGCTCTGGTCGTCATTGCTGATCTCGTCAACCTCGCCAAGCACGACTTGAGGGACATAAGCGCCCTTGCCGTCGTAGTCCTGTTCAAGATCGACAGTCACATACGGAGCCTGGGGCTGATCCACCATGGGTGGCATACCAGGCTCTTTGATGTGACCTTGCTCAATCAATGACGAAACATCAGAGCGGAGGAGCTTACTGTCTACCAAGTCACCAGGGTCGATCCTTCGGCCATTCGCCAGAGTCAGTTCACTCACCGCTTCGTATTCTGTCATCTCACCTACTTGCTCTCTGTTAGACCACGGTGGGTACTAGTTGCGGGTGTTCTCTGTCTTGCATCTTACGCACCTGATCACCCATGGTCGAGTAACGAAGATTGCGAGAAGCTTGTTGCACTTGCTGCACCTTGGTTCGTCGTCACCAAGTCTTTGCTCCTCTGGCTCGCTACCAATCGGCTTGCCGTACAGAGTTCGCTGTGGATCATTCATCAAGGCTGCAATTCTGGCCCATGGTCATGATCTGTTCCCGAAGAGGAGAGACTGGCTCAGGCGGCGTAGGAGCCGGTAGTCCAGCCATCATACTTTCGGCTAGCAGTGCGAAGCTTCGAGCTACTGACGCCAGAGACTCAGCGGCAGCAGAAAGAGTCTCGCATTGAAGACGTAGTGATTCCACATTGATTTCGGACACGGTGGTCACTCCTTGATGATGTTGAAGTTAGCTACGAACAGTAACCGCTCTTGATCATCCTTCAACATCAATGCAGGAAGGTCAATCGGAGTGATATGCAAATACCTTTCACCTTGAAGCGTCACATCTAGCAGACCAGCAAGGTAGAGCCAGATGCCATAGATCCTGTCGTAGACAACGTCGAAGTCTTCATTCAGGTTGCCACGAACAACTAGTTGGAGGTTGGGCGAAACAACCGTTGGTGTACCACCGCCCATGGGCATCGTCGGTGATTGTCCGCCGTATTGCGTACATGCGATTAGTGCATGTGGAGTGGAAGGGCGACTGTTAGCAAAGATAGTAACTCCGGCATCGCCGTAGCCATGACTGTCCAATAGGTAAGCGATCGCTGTTCCAACATCTGTCATGACTTCATCGCTTTCGCTATTGATGCAGCAATAGACTTCTCTAGGTAGTCAACATTCTCTTGCACTGCTGACTCAAGAAACTTGGCCTGCCCTACAGGGTGATGAGCTTGCAGGTTCTCATGAACGTAGACCGCATAATCGGTGTGGAAGCCGAGTGTGACAATGATTCGTGTTCCAACGACACCATGTTCGACTCTGCCAGAGCTACGAAGTGTTCCGAACTTGACAGGAGTTCTTGATTTGGCGATGGCCATGATTTTCTCTCCGCCCATGACCATAGGTGGTCCAACTACAGCAATCACACCAGCAGGAGAGCCAATCTTCATCATCACCTGCTTGGTGTTCATCACTCCTGACACACTGATAGACATCAGCAATGAACAACTTGGTAGAGAGCACCTTCTTCATCGCAGTAAGTCTCGATCCCAACGATCGCAGGCTTCACTCCGTTCGGAAGTGTGATCATGTCTGTCTCAACAATGTCTACGTCATCGCAGTAGAGATCCCAGGAGTACGTAACGTCAGTAAATTCGTGCGTTCGACTTGCGCTCATGGCAGGCTCGAGCAAGCAAGCAACACTACGACTAGCTCCACCATCAATGCGCTTCCCGTACAGAGACGTGTTAGGAGTTGCTGTGCTAACAACAATCGTCTGCTTCATGTATTCGAGAACCTCGACAGGAACACGACCACTTGATGCCATGGTTCAATCTCCGACTGTCGGGTAGCTCTCGTTGTTGTCGTCATTGGCAAGCACGAAGATCGGTCGGTCTTCGTCTCCGTCGTCAAGCACCGGCGAGTAGAACGGAGACACGTTGCGAAGGCGAAGCAGTGCTTCTTTACGCAGCCTGTCAGCGAGGTCTGAGTAGAAGCTCGACTGATCTGTGAAGCTCACAGATAGAGGGCCAAGCGAAACGGCCGACTTGGTTGCGTACCTGTTGGACAGAATCAGAGCCAGCCTGATCGCAGCCTCATAGATGTTATCGCCCTCTTCAGACAACATCATGTCAATGATCTCGTCGCTGAACTTCTGGTTGTCTACGTCGAAGTCATTGATGTGAACTCGAATGCGGTCACGGTCGGTAGGGTTGTCTGGATCAAATGTCCAAGTCATCGTTCACTCTCTCCTTCTGTCCCTACCGACCGTGGCACTGGTTACTCGCCGTCCTGAGTCTGAAGCTGAGCAAGCAGAGTCTTACGGCCACGACCAGCAGTCTCGGCAGCAATGATCTCGTCAAGCTCGTCCAGGTTCTCTTCGGCGTAGGTGACGACCTCTTCAACTGTGAACTCGCTCGGGTCGTAACCGGAGCTTGTCACTGCCTCGTTGTCGTCTGTCCCTTCTTCTTCGTCTTCCGACTCGTTGTCATCGTCCTCTTCGTCGCCAGAGTCCTCTGAGTCGTCCTCAGTGGCCTCCTCCGGGGCTGTAGGACCGTTCGACCCCGGCTGACGCCAGTCCTGCGCAAAATCGTGCAGGAGCGGCCCTTCACCGGGTGGAACTGGAATGGCAACCATGTAGCCACCATCCACAAGCTCACGAACAGTCTGCCAGGTGCTATCGACCGGAACTTCCTCGCCCGGTTGAATGCGTTCGTCCCCAACGTCGAGAGCACGGAGGGCCACGTACCGGACCTTTGGTTCATTGGTGTTGGACACTTGGATACTCCTTTCGCTCAATGATTGGGGTTAGGCAACAAGCCCGGACCAGAACACACCGAGATCGGGAGCGACAACCTTCATCGACCAAGCCGACTCACCCTCGATGCGATCCGAAGCAAGCTGCTCCATCCGGTATCGCTTGATACGGCCACCAAAGGCGGCAGAGCCGTAGAGGCCAGACCAAGCGAAGTTGTAGCCACCGGACACCACTCGCTGCCCAGCATTGGGGGCTGTGTAGACGAGCAGAGCGTCCTTGCCGAACACGAACTCAAAGTTGTCCGTGTCGTCAGCAGATGGATCAGCGATGCCAGTGGTCGAGTCGAAGACAAGCTCGCTCGCCATCTCTGCCCCGGTGTTCTGAACAGCATTGGCCGTCATCAACAGATCAACTCCAAGCAGACGAGCGAGAAGCTGGTAGTCGTACGTGCCCTCACGGGTGTACTTGATGCGGTCAATGATCTGCGGGTGATTCAAGAGGACCGTCTCGACCTCGGGACCAATGACAAGAGTGTTCGGGCGCAGACCAGTGAGCTTCTGCATCGCGATCGCCTTGTCACGAACGTCCTGAATAGGGGTAGAGGCAGCCTGGTTCCACTGAATGAACTGACCAGCAGACGGAGCCGAAGCAACGCCCGTCAGGTCAGTGCCCCACACTCCGGTCTTGAAGAAGCGATCAGCCCATTCAAGCTCACGGCGAAGGAGAAGCTGCTCTGTAACCCAGTTGGTCGCGTCGGTGTCGAGCGACAGGTCCGAGTCAGCGTTGGCTCGCTCCTGATCGTCAACGTCCTTGTGAACACCCCACACATCGCAGTAGTAGCTATCGGCGGAGTATGTCCACCCGCCACCACGAGTCTCTGAGGCCGGACCACGCTTGGCAGCAACGGTACGGAACCATGCAGACCGAGGGTAGTAGCGGTAACGGTTGGACTGCTGAGCGACGGGAACCGTGGGGAACACCCGATCAGCAATGTAATTCTGGCCCTGAGCACCCTGCACGAACGCCACCGAGAAGTCGGTGAGCATCCGGTCAACATGCACGTCACCAGGAGTCGGCTGAGGCATTGGTTTCTCTCTTTCCTTGTTAGGTGAGCCGACTTACTCAGACGGCGTTGAACTGAATGGAGAAGAGTGCTCCATCAGCAGAGGCGGATGTGACTGCGTAACCGACGATCACGTCGGTCCCGATGGTGGCAGGAATGAAGCGCCCAGCCGAGTTGGTCTTGACCGGGGTCCGGTCAGCCAACAGAGGGACAGGCGCACCAGCGACAGCCTTGCTGATGCCATCAATCATGACAGTACCGGCTCGGCCAGCGGCAGCAGGCTTGTTCTGAAGGATTCCGATGATGCCCTCACCAATGTTCCCAGCACCAGCACCGGCAGCAGTGAGCTTGCCGGAGGTGTCGAGGTTCATGGCGTGGTACATCTTGGTCGAGAGGTCAGCAGAAGCCTCGTAAGTAACCTGCTGCCCCTTTGTCTCGTAGGAAGCCATTGTGTCTGTACTCCTTCTAGTCGTTTGCTCGGGTTGCTATTTCAGCGATGTGTGTTCTGGACGTACTCGGCGTACAGATCGGGATTCTCAGTAGCCACCTTGACGAGAGCAGCCTCCTTGCTGATGTTCGGGTCGGCCTTCATGATCTCGTCACGCTTGGCTTCGAGAGCACCGGCAGCCTTGGACACGTCGGTTCCATTGTCGTCACCATTCGTGCTACCGACAGGAGTGCCAGACTTGGCGATCTCGTTGGCAGAGCGAAGAGTCTCGGTGATCATTGCATGTGTCGCTTCAGCGCAGTTCTTCTTGATATCGAGAAGAGCGGTAGCGAGGACACCATTGTCAGTGCCGACATGAGTCGTCAACGACTTGGCAAGGTCAACAGACTCAGCCTGCTCACGGCGGG